GCGGCTTGGAAGATCCTCGAGGAAACCTCACACTTACCTTTGTGCAAATTCTCAATCATTTTAAGCCAAAATGGTTTATCTGGGAAAACGTGCCAGGTGTATTTTCCTCAAATAACGGAAGAGACTTTCACTCGTTCCTCGAAGGTCTTCAAGCAATCGGGTATGGCGTTGGATGGAGAGTACTTGATGCTCAATATTTCGGACTCGCCCAAAGACGTAAAAGAGTCTTTGTTGTTGGAAATAATACAGGGAACCTCTCAAGTATCGCAGAAGTACTTTTTGAGCGAGAGAGCTTGTTTAGGAATCTTGAGAAGAGCAGACAAAAGAGGAAAGGTTCTGCCAAAAAAACTGGAAAACGCTCTACTACAGATGACAAATGGCCTGCGAAAATAAGTAATACACTTGAGGCTAGGTATTTTAAGGATGGGGGTATAGATAATCAGCATATTAACTCTAATTGTCCTAAGTTTGTTCCTGTTGATTCCGTTGTATATGAAGCCCATGCCCAAGATGCGAGGTACAGGGAACAAGATGTATCTCCAACGATTCAGGCTCGACATTCTAATATGACCAATACTCCAATTGTTTATCAATCCAATCAAACAGATGCAAGGATCAAGGACATGGGAGACACTTGTCAGACTGTTATTGCCAGGTGGGGAACTGGTGGAAATAATACTCCACTCGTAAAAATTGGAGATATAACTGAAGAAGTCAAAGTTCGTAAACATGAAGTTGACATAGAAAACCTACAGAAACTATTAAGAACCTGTAAATCTAGTAGCAAAAAAACTAATAAACAAATAGCTGAAGAGTTATCCCTCCCCATAACGAAAGTGGAACATTGGTTCAGAACAGACTCTAGCTTTGCCATACCATCGGATGATGTTTGGTTTGATTTGAAAAAATGTATAAGTATTGATGTTGATACATTTGATGCTCAAATCATGGAATTTGAATATAAAGAGGGTGTTTTTGAATCGAGTCAACGTGTTTATGACTCTTCAGGCAAATCCCCTACTTTAACAGCCACTAATGATAAGCAGTTATTTCACCAAAAAGCAGTTATCAGGCGTTTAACCCCTGTAGAGTGTGAAAGATTACAAGGTTTTCCTGATAACTACACGCAGATACCTTGGAAAGGAAAAGATAAAGAAGATTGTCCCGATAGCCACAGATACAAGGCTCTGGGCAATGCAATGGCTGTGCCTGTGATACGATTTTTAGGTAAAAACATAGTTGATTATGAAAGGAAAAGAAATGAAGAAAGATAAGAAAGAGGATTTACAAGAGTTTGTCACCTGGGAAGACTTCTTAGCCCTAGCCTCAAAGGTCAGGGAACAAGAAGAAATGATCAAAATTGCTTTTAATAATGGTGAAATCTTAAAAAACGAGTTAAAAGAAAAAGAGCTTCAGATAAAGTATCTTTATGGAAGGGTACGGCATTGGAGGAAAAGAAATGAAGAAAGAGTTTGAACTAAAACAAATAGCAGAAAAAATGCAAATTGGTGATAGTGTATTTTTTAAAGAAAAAATTAGCCGTCATTCTAATAAACTAGAGTCAACTATCTTAATTAAGTTTTTACAAGATATTGGAAAAGAATCTTTAAGACAAAGACTTTTTGAAAATACTATTTTTAAGGGGAATAGAGTATGGCGTATAAAATAGACAAAAATATATCTTTGTATACATGGAAAATACAAGGTTTAATATATGAAAAATACAAAACTTTTATAGAAATGCAAACAAAAGTATGCTGTCATTGTTCCGAAAAAAAACCTATTCAAGATATGACAAAAGTTAAAAATAAAAATGCATATTATGGAGGAGTATGTAAATCTTGTAATGCTAAAAAACATCGTGAATATGTCAAACGTACTTACAAAGATAGAAGAAAGTGGAGATTAAAGTACGATAAAGAAAATCATACAATGCTAAGAGCAGCTCATAAAAAATGGGTAGAAAAAAATAAAGAGCACATTAAAGCTTTAAACAGAGAAAATTATAAAAAAAATAAAGATTTTTTTTCACAAAAACGAAAAGATTATATACAAAAAAATCTTGATAAACAAAAAAAATGGTGCAAAACACGTTATTTAAAAGACCCACAAAAGTATAAAGAAAATAGTAAAATTTACTGTAGGCTTAGAAAAAAACAGACAATTGCACTTCCTCAAAGTATAAAAGATCAAATAAAAATGATATATAGAAAAAGAATACATATGGGTGCAGAGTATCATGTAGATCATATTGTGCCTTTAAGAGGGAAAAATGTTTCAGGACTACATGTGCCTTGGAATTTACAGATAATATCTGCTAAAGAAAATCTTAGTAAAAATAATAAATTTTAATTAAAAAAAGGTAAATAATAATGGATAAATTATTATGTGTTTTGTTTGGGGCAGTCATAACTTATTTTGCAACGGTTGAAAACATAAACCACATGAAATCGATGTGGGAGACTGCATACAAAATGGGGTATGAAGATGGCAGCAAGGTTGCAAAAGCACGATATGAATGGACTGATGAGAGAATAAGGCAAGAGTGTATGCTATTACATTTTGAGTTTGATGAAGAACGTAGAGAAGGTCTAGGATTGAAAGGTTTTGGACAATAGGGAGAATTATGTCCGATCTGGAGAAATTCATTAAAGAAACTCACGCAGAAGTAATGAAAACTCCGTTGAGTGAGTTTTTAAAAGAAGCTGATGAAATTGGATATAGCTTCTTTTGTAAGGATATTGTTAAGAAAGTGATTATTTCACGTTTACATAAACAAGGAAAATTAGGAGATAATAATGGATAGAATTTTTCATAATAGCTTAGTTTTTGACTCCGATTTAGCAGAAAGAAGAAAGAGAGACAGAGAAGCAAACAAAGAAAGATTAGTCGAAATAGTAAAAAAAGAAAAAATGAACGGCATAACCGCTGACCAATTATCAAAAATCGATGGTATTGATCTTGATACTGCAGCTCAATACCTGAGAGAAATATATAATGACGGAAATTGGGGAGTACTAAGAAGAAAACGGTATGTCGGAAAAGACGGTAGAAACCACATTTTTATCTATTTCGTTCAACCCGAAATACCAACATCTCTCTTAACCGAAAAAGAGAAAGAAAAAATAAGGAAAGAAAATGAATACAAACGAAACAAAAGCATTGAAGTCTATGAAGAACTCCGTAGAAGATACGAAGAACGATACGGTGAATCACCCTGAACACTACACAGAAGGAGGCATTGAAACCTTAGATTACCTAAAAGCAAAGTCAAATACATCAGAATATGTTGGATACTTGCGTCTAAACTGCTTAAAATACTTATCAAGAGCTCCATATAAAGGATCAGGAATCACGGACCTTAAAAAATGCTTCTACTACCTCAATCTTTTAATAGATGAACTAGAAGAACAACCACCACTAGCTAATGCCTTGTTGCCAGGAGAGGATACAAGAGAATATCTTGAAAAATTAAACGAAAAAAGCACCAAGAAACTTGACTCAAACAACTTTTTACAGCGACAAGTAGAGATTTCAGAAGAATTATTTAAAGTTATGAAGCAAGACTTTGATGAACGCTCTAAAAATTTAAGTCATTTAGAAAATACTTGCATTAGTCTGTTGAATAAATTAGACAGAGCAAACAAAGAAATTAAGGACTTACGGAATGACAACGAAGAACAAAAAAAGGAGGAGTATTACGGAGCTTGAGAATAAGGAAGAATTTCAATCTGTATACTTTTTAATGAAAACTGGGGAAATATTAGTGTATTTTGGGCCTTTACTCATGGAAAAAGAAATAAATGATATTAAACAAATAGTTCTAGGACCTGTGATTAAAGGAGAATTATCTCAGGAAATGCCTTTTTTTGACTATGAAGAGGAAACTTTACATTAAAAATGTATATGTATATATGAGAATTCATATTTTAAAAAATATTTTTTTTATTTCTTCAAAATAGAGTAATTTAATGTAATAGTGTAATAATGTAATAGAATCAATAAGTTATACCATTACACTATGTATTACAGTAATACTATAGTATATGTAATGATAAAATTGTTTCAGTAAAAATTCATTTTTTAAAAATATTTTTTTTTTTTTTTTGAATATTAACTATATAAGGATAAAAAATGCCGAAAATACCAGGAAGAAGTCTTCCTCGAGCTACTCATAAAGCTATGGTCAGGATTCAAACTGTCCCTTTGGCCAAGAAAAAACCTAGAGCTTTAAGCGATAGAGAACAGAAGTTTGTTGAAATATGGCTAACTGGAGCAGGAGAGATAACTATGAGGGATGCCGCGATAGAGGCGGGATACCCTCCAAGATCCGCTCAAATCAAAGCCTCGCAGCTGACCGATCCAAGGCAATATCCTCATGTAGTTGAATATATAAAAAAAAGGCAAGTTGAATTAGCTGAAAAATATGGAACTACTTTTGAACGTCATATGAAAGATCTTAAAACTATTAGGGATAAAGCTTTAGAAAGTGGAGCTTATTCTGCGGCTGTAATGGCTGAGTATAGGCGTGGACAAGCATTAGGTAATATCTATATTGATAGAAAAGAGATTCGTACTGGAACAATTGATTCGATGAGTAAAGAAGAAGTTGAACATAAGTTAAAAGAGTTAAAGAAATCTTTTTTGGATATATCAGATGCTCAGGTAGTTGAGTCAATTGAGAAAGAAAAACTTGTGGATAAAGAACTAAAGGATGAAGATTTAAATGGCAAAGGAAAAAAGTCTTTACAAAAAGTTAAAGAATCAGATGAAAAGATCAAAAATAGTGAGACTAGAGAGTTGGATTAATCTTGGGGTCCCAGATTGTTTAATAGGATTAGATAAAAATTGGTTTTTAGTAGAATTAAAAGTTGCTACAAAAACTGGAAAAATAAAATTTAGCCCTCATCAAATATCTTTTCATAAAAAACATCAGGATTTATTGTGTTTTGTAGTTGTAGCTAATTTTGATTTAAAGAATATGAATGTTTATCATTCTAAAAGAATTCTGGAACTGAATGAACATGGGTTACACTCAATTCCAGATTTAAAGGGCTTTCTAAATGGTACTAATCTTGAAAACTGGTTGATTAATACGATTGATAACTTTTAAGTTTTACCACGATTGATAACTTTTAAGTTTTACCTCTAAAATTAGTTTCTCTAGCAGCAAGGGTAGAATAATATTCCCACCATGTTGTTTATCGAAATCAATAATTTCAGTAATTAATTCATTTAAAAGTGTTAGCTCTTCTGCATCAAGTTTTCCATGACCTTTTAAATTTTTAAAAATAATGTTAATTTTGTCCTGATTCATTTATTCTTTCCTTTCTTATTTTCTTAAAATATCGTCTACTACGAAAAAAACAATAGCGGCTATCACTAATCCAATAAATATCATTCTATTTTATCTCCTTTAAAATTTGTTCTATACTCTTTTCATTGTGTGGTGCTTCTCTGTCAAGCTCGTTTTCAATATCTAATATAGCGTTTTCTACACAAGCTCCTATATCATACATTTCTGTATAATCTTCAATGACTATTTCATCATCCTCTAAAATCATATAGCCATAATCACTAATCAAATCGTCAACTCTATAAACGCAAATCACAAAACCTCTGTAGTCAAATTTATGAACTATTTCTAAATCAGAATCAACCATTCTCTTTCTCCTTGTTATACAACTCGAAATAAAAATCTAACTTCTTCATCATCAACAACTAGACCCCCTCGGTCATTACTAATTCCTCGGTCATTATTAATTCCTCGGTCACTGATAATTAAGTCATGTAAATAGTTTTTTACATCCTCAACTTTTATCTTTTTATTGTTTTTTCTCAAAGTTTCAGGGTCAACTGAAAAGTCAAAATTGATTATTATTTTCATTTGTTGCTTCTTTTGTTCTTTTTTTCTGGAAGCAATATAATGTTCATCAATTTTACTTTCTTCTACAAGTTTTTCTACCATCAAAGCATGTAGCAATGTTAATGCATTGTTTTTATATATTTGTTCATCTAAAATATTTTTATTTTTACCCATGATATAACTCCTCTCTAACATCATCAATTACTTCTTTTGCATTTTCAATAGCTAAATCTTCACTAAGAAATTTTTTATGTCCGTAGACGTATCGGTCATATTCACAATCCCAAATTTGATATTGATATGAAATTTGAGAACCTTTTTCTTCATGCTCGATAATCGGACCTCTTAAAACTTCTATTTCGTACTCCTGATATTCAATAGTTTTTATTAAATAAGCTTTATTTATAAAATATCTAATGGTTTCTATCAAATCTTCTTTAGAATTCACAGTAATATTGTCTGCGAATTCTCCTTTTGGAATAATAGTTGATAATTCATCAACCAAAGCCATTATTTCGTCTATATCACCCATTGTTTATCCCTTTCTTTGATTGTTCGATTTCTTTTAATAGTTCTTTTTTTCTTTCGTCATCTAATAAAATGACATTCTTTTTTATTAAATAATGGTTTAATTCTTTGATTTCTTTTAATACTTCTTTTTTTTCTTTGCTATCTTTTAATGAAATATATTTTTTCATTAAATTAAGTTGTTTTGATAATTTAATATTAATATTGTCCATTTTTGCCCTTATACGCTAAATGCGAAATTACTATTATTTGCGTTTTTAATTGCTTCAATTCCTTTTAAGCGCAACCCAACGACAATATTTTTTGAGTCTTCAATGCGATTATCATCAATATCGCCATCAATTACTTTTAAATTTCTGTGAGTTTTTGGCAAATCTTCACCTTTTTTTACAACAAAAACTGTTGCTAAATTTGCGCCACGTTTTAAAGCATAGTTTACTTGTCTCTGTGCCTTTGGTTCCTTAGAATCGCTCATGGTCAAATAATAATTAGTCGGCAATTGTTTACCGAATCGACTAGCAATTTTTGTATAATCGTAAAAATTAATTTCAGGGAATGCCAAAAATATATTTTTATACTTTTTATGGTTTCTAATGCATGGAATTTTTAACCAATCAATATCAGATATTGTATTCAATCTAACACGAACATTTTTTTTTGCTTTTTTAATACGGTTGTTAACTATTTTTTCGCATTCTTCCGTCAATACTTCCATAAAATTTTCTGGTTCATTTGCAAAAAATTCTAGTTTTTGGGTTCTAAAATCATCCACGTTAGAAAATTTACCCATGCCCGCCGACCGCAAGCAGTCTTCCCTACACCCGAATAATTCGGCATTCGGGCAAGGGTTAAATTTTGTACCATCTTTTTTAGTTATAATTTTTGATGTTAACGTGAGATTATAAAATTCAATATTTTCTTTTTTTAATAACTTATTAGTTTTCTTAATTTTTGCATTTGAATCTTTAGTTAATAATTTCATTTTTTATTCCTTTCTATGCTTTCTAGTTTTTAATTATTTATTTCTAAAATTTCATTGTAGTTTTTATCAAAGTATGTATCTGAAATCGACCACTTCCAGTCTTCGGATTGCATCCCGTCAATCTCAAATTTATCGTTTTGAGTTTCGATAAAAAGAGTTGCCCATTTTCCGACATATAACTTAATAATGTCTTTTTTATTGATGTTTTTTTCTTTACATATATCATCTAGATTAAATGACATTGTTTGCGGAAAATTTGCCTCGATATAAACAGTTTTTTGAATTTCTTCTGTGTCTAGTTCCATGATTATTACCTTTCTTAACTTTCTGAATTACCTTTTCATTATATCATTCTATTTATAGGATAGGTAAAAAACCTGACCCCTGGTCTTTGTTCCTTGATTCTTGAAACTTGCGACTAGAACCCGCCCACCCGACCCCAAAAATATTGACAAATAAAAGAGAATCGGGGAACCCACCCACCCACCCCAAACAATTTATTATCTTAGTTCCTGGCTTCATTAGTTAATACCTATCAAAAAAGAGAAAACGATAGAAAAAAAGTACTTGACTTGACAAAAATTTGGGCGGACGGTAACCCACCCACCCAACCCATTTTTCCCTTATTAATATAAATCGTCCCAACTTGCCCCTAAAGAATTTAACAACCAAATTATATCTCTTCTTGTTTTTACGTCGTGTTTAGTTATTGTTAACCAATTTGCATTGCAATTGGGCTCTTCCCCCCTAGGAGCGTCGTTGTATTCTCTCAAATGTTTTTCAGCGTCACGCTTTGAAGTAAACGCTTGAAAATGACCATTACTACCTGCTTCGCAAATATAAATAATCATACCCTACCCCTTTCTAATATTAAAACTGTCGAATAATTATTCTATCGCTGATTGATCCACTCCAATTAGGAATTTCAAGAACCGTCGTATAATCTCTTAATTCAGAAATACTTTTTATATCCAAATTTCTGTACTCCTTTTGTACTTCTTCAAAGTTTTCGTATTCGTGATATTCGCAACGAATACCAACGGGGTCAAACTCTTCGTTTTGGTCATAAATTTCTTCTAAATATTCAAATAATACTTTTGAACCCTGAACACTAAACTCATTATGTTTAATCATCTCATTAACAAATTGATATTCTGTGATGGTATCTATCATTTTTCCAGACCCTCCTTAATCATCAATATAAATAATTGCTTTCTAGAAATCTTGCACCCTAGTTTTTTCTCTACTTTCTTATGAAGTTTGACCAAGAGTTTTACCTCTTGGTCGGTTAACTTAAATAAAATCTGGTTCATATTTCCTCCTCAATTTTTTTAATGACTTCCTCTGGCTGTTCGGAAAACCATTTCCTCCAGTCTGATGCTAATGTTTTAGCTGTGTATTTATCAAAACCAAATTCTTCTCTTAAATACATAGCAGCCGCCATCATGTTGGGTGCGTTTTCAGAAACACGAAGTTGTGTTAAGTACACATAAACTTCTTCTCGTTCTTCTTCTGTCACTACTTCATTGTTATCCATCATATTTCCTCCTTTCGGAGGAGGCTTACGCCTCCTCCAATGCTTGTTCTATTGATTCATATCCACAACCCTCTGCTTTTGCCCATGCTACTATTAATACTAGTAATGGTCTGGTTACAGGGTCTCGTGCTAAGATTTTCATGTTGGTTGAATCTCTTGAGACGATATCCCAATGAATTTTAGAAAACCAAAAATTCCCACTTGACAAAGCCTCCGTAATTCTCTTTGGTCTGTCTCTATCATGGAATACATTGTTAAGAGATTTTTCTAATGGGTTTAACATTTCTTTCCTTTCTGTTTTATTAAGTTACATATAAAAGTATATACCTAGTATATATTTAAGTCTAATTGTTTTTTTCTATCGGAGTCCCTGGTTTCATAGGCAAAAACAATTGGACAAAAACTGGCCGCGTGGACCCACCCACCCGCCCAGTTTTACTAACACACCTTTACACAAGATTTTGACAAAGGAAGACGTACTAAAACCCTATGACCCCCCACCTTGTCTAAAAAGCCTTTTTGCTATAAAATTTTTACAAAATTCAAAACGTATCGGTATGCTATTAAAAGAAGATCCAGAAACAGAAATTGTTAGGCTTGAATATAGATTAGCGAGACTGACTGCTTTAGAGGATGCAAAGAAAAACTTCCTATCTTTTGTAAGATTTATCTGGCCTCAGTTCATTTGTGGATATCATCATAGAGAGATGGCAAAGCAGTTTGAACGGTTAGTAAACAATGAATGTAATCGGATTATAATCAACATACCGCCTCGTCATGGTAAATCTGAATTAACTTCGTATTTATATTTAGCATGGTTAATGGGTAATAACCCTCAATCTAAAATTATTCAAGCAACCCACACAGGTGAGTTAGCAGTTAGATTTGGTCGTAAGGTTAGAAACCTTATGGATAGTGATGCGTATAAAGAGGTATTCCCCGATGTAAAACTTGCGGCAGACAGCAAAGCTGCAGGTAGATGGGAAACAAATAAGGGAGGGGAATACTTTGCCGCTGGTGTTGGTGGTGCGATGACAGGTCGTGGTGCTGACTTTTTGGTTATTGACGATCCGCATTCGGAGCAAGATGCTTTATCTGAAACGGCTATGGAAAAAGCGTATGAATGGTATACCTCTGGTCCTAGACAGCGTTTGCAACCAGGAGGAAAAATACTTTTGGTTATGACCAGATGGTCTAAAGTTGACTTAACTGCTCAGGTATTAAATGACCAAGCAAAAGATAGTCGTGCGGATAAATGGGAGGTTATTGAGTTTCCAGCATTGTTGCCTAGTGGCAAACCAACATGGCCTGAGATGTGGAAAGAAAAAGATCTTTTAGCTGTAAAAGCAGCTTTGCCTATATCTAAATGGAATGCTCAATGGCAACAAAACCCGACAGCAGAAGAAGGAGCGATATTTAAAAGAGAGTGGTGGAATGTATATGATGGTCAAACCATACCTGCGTTAGATTATGTAATACAGAGTTATGATACTGCGTATACCAAAAAAGAGACAGCAGACTTTTCTGCAATCACAACGTGGGGAGTTTTTCGCCCAGATGAAGAAACAGAGGCTTTGATTTTAATTGACTCAAAGAAAGGAAGATGGGATTTTCCTGAGTTGAAAAAGGTCGCATATGAATTATATAAATATTGGAATCCAGATTGTGTTTTAATAGAGGCTAAGGCATCAGGTTTACCTTTGTCTCAAGAACTTCGCAGAACGGGTATTCCTGTAGTAAACTACTCACCTGGAGGAAGAAACTCTGGAACAGACAAAATTAGTAGAGCAAACGCAATTGCTCCTGTTTTTGAATCTGGAATGGTGTGGGCTCCAGATGAACCTTGGGCAGAAGAAGTTGTTGAAGAGATGGCAGAATTTCCGTATGGTGACCATGATGACTTGGTTGATAGTGCGGTTCAAGCTGTTTTGCGGTTTCGTCAGGGTAACTTTATTGGTTTACCCTCTGATTATATTGAGGACGAAATGGGTCCTCCACAATTTTCGTATTACTGATAAATGGAAAAATTAAACGCAGAAACTTTAGATACTTTATTTGCTAATCCAAATGTGCAGAACATGGCAGAACTGATTGGTAAATATGAGTCAAATAATCAATATGATATAAATGTTGGTGGGGCTAAAATTGATATAAGCGATGGCTCAAAACACCCTCGACAGTTTGATGTAAAAACAAAAGAGGGTAAAAGTTCTGCAGCTGGTAGATATCAGATTACTTCGACTACTTTTGATGATATTACTAGCCAAAACCCTCAAGCAGAAATTACAGATTTTTCTCCTACATCGCAGAACAGAGCTTTTGTTTTGTTATTGCAAAGAAGAAAAGCTTTAGAGCCAGTTTTAAAGGGAGATTACACTACAGCAGTAGAGTTATTAGCAAATGAGTTTGCTTCTTTGCCTTCAGCTAAAACTAGTCAACCTAGAAAAGGTTATGATGAAGTCGAAAGAGATTTTGCTTTTTACAAACGTCCTAAAACAGTACCAAGAGAGTTAGCAGGAGATCTTCCTCCTGTTACTCCTGATCAAATAAAAAATGCTAATTTTAGTATTTTTGGAGAATTTGTTTCTCCTGACAAAGAAGGTAAAAGTCCTACAGCTGGTAGATATCAACAACCGTCTAGCTATGATATTGCCGCGTCAATTCAATTTCTTTCGGAAAATCAAACTCAATCAGAGAAAGATTTTTTATCTGCCGTGAGCCTTGGTGCAATGCCCAAGAAAGGTAAGATTGACCCTTTGTCCAAGTTTCTTAAAGAGTCTGCTCAGGATGAGACTGCTTTAGATGTTATGGTCGAGAAACAAGAACCAAGGAACAAGGTTCCTTCTATAGAGGGAGTTAAGAAGTTTCAAGATGGGGGTGAGGTAGAATTCAAAATGCCTAGATCTGCTTTAGTTGGTGACGATATTATTGAGATACCTGAGAGTCAGCGTAAGGTTACTTTGACTATGAATGATTTAGAAAACCTAGCAGATGCCGCGAGTTTTGTTCCTGTTCCTCAAGTTAAGTTTCCTGCGAAAGCAACTAAGGGAATTATGTCTCTTTTGAAGTTAGACAAGATAGATCCTTTTTTGAAAAAAGATTATTTAAAAAAGCTTGAAGGTGATTTAATTTCAAAAGAATTTGAAAGAATTGGGGTTGATGTGCCTTACGTTCAAAATAAATTAGAAAAAGCAATGAAGGGTTATAAACCTAAGCCTGAGGGTAAATTAAGAATGGAATTATTGTCAGGAGAAATATATGAACCAGGAAGAACAGGTCCTTTTACTCCTGGTATGGATACTCTTCAAATGCAGGAGAGTCGCTTAAATAGTTTGTTAAAAAAAAGCGAAATTAAAAAAGATCCTTATATTTTGAATCCGATGGAATATTATCAACTTTCTAAAAAAGATAAAGATTTTATAAAAAACGTAGTTAGAAAAAACTATCCTGACTTTGGTGTAAAAAGCGATGCATCTACCATGCGATCTCAAGCCATAGAACAATCTTATGATCGACTGCTTGATTTTGTTGGCAATAAATTGAGAAGAAAATCTATGGGAATTGGTAAATTTTACAGAAAAAAAGAGATAGACGATCAGTTTACAGATACAGTTTTAAATGAAGCTTTGAAGGAAATTGATTCAATTACTAAGTTTAGAGATCAGAGAAAAGTAGATTCTGTGTTTTCTGAATTAATGAAAAAACAACAAGGAAGATAAATGGCTAACCCATTTGACAATGTAGAAAAAGCCCTGACCCCTGATTCTTTACCAGAGGGTTCTGTAACCGTGGAGATAGAACAGACCACAGTTGCTCCAGAAGAAGTTAGTGTAATTCTTGATGATGAGGGTGGTGCAACGATAAACATTGGTGAAGATGAGCAAGAAGAAGTTTCCAAGCATGAAGAGAACTTAGCAGAAAAAATTGAAGATTCTGATTTAACAAAAATTTCTTTAGATATTCTTGATTTGTATGAGTCAGATATGTCAAGTCGTGATGCTTGGGAGAGGACGTATTCTGAGGGATTAAAGCTTTTAGGTTTCCAATATGAGGAAAAAACACAGCCTTTCCGTGGTGCATCAGGAGTTCATGTTCCGTTGATGACGGAAGCAATTATTCAATTCTGTGCTCAGGCTATGAAAGAGTTGATGCCATCTGGTGGTCCTGTAAGAACACAGGTTCTTGGCACTCCGACTAAGAAAAAAGAGCAACAAGCACAAAGAATCAAAGATTTTATGAATTACCAAATTACTACGGTGATGAAGGAGTACACTCCTGATTTTGACCAAATGTTGTGGTATGTAGGGTATGGTGGTTCAGCATTTAAAAAAGTTTATTACGATCAATCAAAAAAGAGATGCGTATCTCCATTTATTTTGCCAGATAACTTTGTAATGCCGTATGACGGTTCAAGCAATCCTTGGGAAAATGAGCGTTGTATTCAAATGGTTCAGATGTCTGGCAATGAGTTGAAAAAACGTCAGATTGATGGAACGTATAGAGATATAGATTTACAAGAAAAAACACCAGAAATTAGTTCAATTCGTGAAGCTGAAGATCGTGTATCTGGTATAGATAGTAATGAAAGTGATTCAAACTACACTTTATTAGAAGCTCATATTCATTTAGATTTACCTGGTTACGGTAACAAAGATGGATTAAAACTACCTTACATTGTAACGATAGATAAAGATTCTGGAGAAGTTTTATCGATTTACAGAAACTATGACGAGGATGATGAAGATTTTACTCCACGACAGTATTTCATACATTATATGTTTTTACCTGGCCCTGGTTGCATGGGTTATGGTTTAGTTCACTTAATTGGAAACCTAACAAGATCGGCTACTGCCGCATTAAGACAATTGCTTGATGCAGGAACATTAGCTAATTTACCTGCTGGATTTAAGGCTAGAGGTTTACGGATTGCAGATGATGATAAACCGCTACAACCAGGAGAGTTTAGAGATGTTGATGCGGGAGGAGGTGATCTACAATCTTCGTTATTACCTTTACCATACAAAGAGCCTAGTCAAACTTTGTTTACGTTGTTAGGGTTTTGTATTGATATGGGTAGACGATTATCGAGCATTTCTGATATGCAAATTGGAGATGGTAATCAACAAGCAGCAGTAGGCACAACAATTGCAATGTTAGAAAGAGGTGCAATGGTTATGTCTGGCATTCATAAAAGACTACACTACGCACAAAAACTAGAGTTTGAATTAATGGCAAATGCTTTTCATAGGTATTTACCTGATGAATATCCATATGATGTGCCTGGTGCAGATCGAACTATTTTAAAAGAAGATTTTGATGAAAGAATTGATATTATTCCTAGTGCAGATCCGAATATTTATTCTGCTGCTCAAAGAATTACAATGGCTCAAACTCAGTTGCAGTTAGCTCAATCAAATCCTCAGATTCATAATATTTATGAAGCGTATAGAAGAATGTATGAAGCTTTAGGAACAAGAGATATTGACATGATTCTTAAACCTGATGATACTCAAACTCCTGAACCAAAAGATCCCGCAACAGAAAATGCAGAGGCTTTAGATGGTAAAAATTTAAAGGCTTTTCCTGGACAAGACCACGATGCACACATTTTAAGCCATTTATTGCATTTATTAACTCCAATTGTTGCACAGAATCCTTTAGCTGCAACTAATTTAACAAAACATATTTTAGAACACGTTAGATTAAAATCAGAAGAGATGACAGAGGCAGAGTTGTTTAAGCAATTTGGTGAAAATTATAAAAATGCAGTTTCACCAATAGAAAAAGAGTCTAGAGTAGCTAAAATGGTTGTACAGAATATGCAACAATTACGAGAAGCCTCTAATCAGTTGTCTGGTGTAGGGCAACCTGACCCAATAGTTCAGCTAAAAGAGAAAGAATTACAACTTAGAGCACAGGATACTCAAAGAAAAGCACAAGAAAGTGCTCAAAAAATTAATTTACAAGCTCAAGATATGCAAATGGATGCTCAACTTGCTCAAGAAAGGCTTCAAACAACTAGAGATATAGCTGATGAAAAAGCAACTATTGCTAGGGAAAGAGTTGACCAAGAAGAAAGAAAGCAAATAAGAGACAATAAAGGAGAAAATTGAACGTAGATCGATTACTAAAGTACATAAAACAAAGAAAAAAGGAAATATCAGAGGTAATGGTTGGTGGTGGCCTAAAAAATATAGAACATTATCAAAGATTACTAGGCAATTTAGATGAACTTACGTCTATTGAAGAAAAAATTAAACAGACGCTAGATGAACATGAATAAAATCATGCAATACAGGAGAAATTATGGCAGAAATGACAGCTTTACAAAAAAAATGGGCAGATGATCGCAAAGAAACTCTTCCCGATGTAGAAAAAACTACAAAATTAGACCCTAAAAACTTAGATGAGTCTCTTTTAGAAAGAATACCAAAGCCAACTGGTTGGAGAATGGTTGTTTTGCCGTTTAGACCACCAAAAAAAACAAAAGGCGGCCTTTATTTAGCGGAAAAAGCAGTAGAAAAACAACAAGTTGCTACTGTGTGCGGATATGTTCTTGAAACAGGTCCTTTAGCGTACTATGATCAAGAAAAATTTCCACACGGGGCATGGTGTAAAAAGGGAGATTGGGTAGTTTTTGCTCGATATGCGGGTGCTCGTATTAACATTGAAGACGGTGAAATACGCATTTTAAATGATGACGAAATTTTGGCTACTATAAAGGATCCAGAAGACGTTATCCACATGGTTTAAAAGGAGATTTCCATGCAAGAACAAATAGAAGAAACACAAATTGAAGTTCCTTTAACAGAGGAAGATAAAGAAACAGAGGTTCAAATACCTGACAATAAAAAATCTGAGCCAGATGTTGTAGAAGTAATTGAAGCGGAAGAACCGTTAGAAGAATCAAAAAAAGACTCTTCTGAGGATCAAAATGAAGAACATGAGCAGTATAGTGCGAAAGTAAAAAAACGCATTGATAAAATGACAGCAAAACTTCGTGAAGCAGAAAGAAGAGAACAAGCTGCTGTAGAATATGCTCAAAATGTTCAAACTCATTTAGATCAAGAACGAAAAAAGGCATCTGCTCTTGACAATAGCTATTTGACTGAAAGTGAGGGAAGAATAGAGTCTCAATTAGCGATTGTAGAAGCTAATTTACAAAATGCTGTGAACAATGGGGATGGCAAAGCTGCTGTAGAGGCTCAAAAAGTTTTAGCTCAACTTGTTTATCAAAAAGAAAAACTTGAGAATGATAAGAAACAAAGAAAAGTTCAACAGGAAGAAAAAATTGAAAAACCTGTTACACAACAACCCCAACAACAAAGAATTGATCCTAAGGCACGAAAATGGGCTGAAGATAACGAATGGTTTGGTGAAGATAGAGTTATGACTTCTGGTGCTATGGAAATTCACAGTCAATTAAGCTCAGAGGGGTTTGACTTAACATCTAATGAGTATTATGATGAATTAAATCGGAGGATTCGTAAAGAATTTCCGCACAAATTTAAAAAACAGGCGGATACTAGCAACGTCCCAAGTGTCGCACCTGCTACGAGAAGTAATAAAACTGGACGCACGAGATCAATAAAACTCACTCAAAGTGAAGTTAGTATTGCAAGACGATTAGGTGTTCCTTTGGAAGAATATGCAAAATATGTTAGGAGGTCGTAATGACTGCTTTAAATAAAAAAAGTCGTGGCAGCGAGACACGCTCAAATAAACTTCGTAAAAAAGCATGGGTACGTCCTTCAAGGCTAGATACTCCACCCGCTCCTCCAGGGTATAAGCACAGATGGCTTCGTGCTGAATCTGGCGGTAGAGAAGATAGAATGAACGTGGCTGCAAAGTTACGAGAAGGATATGAATTGGTTAGAGCAGAAGATAATCCAGAATTTGTCGTTCCTACTATGGACGATGGAAGACACGCGGGAGTTTGTGCCGTGGGAGGACTTGTGTTAGCCAAGATTCCTGAAGAGATGGCAGATCAAAGAAATGCATATTATCAACAAAGAACCCAAGACCAAATTTCGGCTGTTGACAATGATTTATTAAAAGCCAATGCACATGGTTCAATGGTAATTGATAAACCAAACCGACAGTCTCGTACAACTTTCGGAAGCCCTGAGGCGGAAGAAAATTAATTAAAAGGATAAATAATGGCTAATGTCGATAAAGCCTCTGGTCTTCGTGCTCTAGGCAACCTTTCTGCAACTGGTTCTCAGAAGCAGTTTGGTTATCAGATAGCGGACAACCAAGCAGGGGCTATTTTTCAAGGTGACCTTGTTACCTTAAAGGACGGCTTTATTCTCCAATTTGACCCATCATCGCATACTGCGGCTGTTGGAGTTTTTAATGGAGTTTTTTACACCGACCCTACAACAGGTAAACCTACTTTCAAAAATTTCTATCCAGGTTCTGTGAATATTACTACAGGTACTATTCAGGCAGATGTTCTTGACGATCCAAATCAATTGTTTGTTATTCAATCTGATGAGGACATTGTTCAAGCTGACTTTGGTAAAAATGCTGATGTAACAGTTGGTACAGGAAGCACAACTACTGGAGTTTCTGCTATGGAGCTTGATTCTTCAACAATCGCAACAACCGCAGCACTAAACCTAAAACTGGTTGGTATTTATGATACTCCAGGGAACGCTTTAGGTAATTTTTGTGAGGTTGTAGTTAAAATCAATGAACACTTGTACGGTAGTGCTGGTGTTGCAGGTCAATAAGGAGTTAGACAATGGCAATTTCTAGATCACAACTAGTCAAGGAGCTTGAGCCAGGTCTTAATGCTCTTTTTGGACTAGAATATTCAAACTACGAAAATGAACACGCTGAGATTTATGATACAGAGACATCTGACCGTGCTTTTGAAGAAGAGGTAATGCTTTCAGGTTTCGGTGAAGCTCCTGTAAAAACAGAGGGTGCTGGTGTCTCTTTTGATGCTGCACAAGAAGTTTATACAGCTAGATATTCACACGAAACAATTGCTTTAGCATTTTCTTTAACAGAAGAGGCAATTGAAGATAATCTGTATGATAAGCTTTCTGGTCGTTATACTAAGGCTCTTGCTAGAAGTATGGCAACGACAAAGCAAATTAAAGCAGCTAATGTTCTTAATAACGCTTTCACCACTTCTACTGGTGGCGATGGAGTAGCTCTTCTTTCTACAGCACACCCAACATTGGGTGGAGCTAACTTAGCGAATAAATTGACTACTGACGCAGATTTAAATGAAACCTCTCTTGAGCAATCTCTTATTGATATTGCTGCATTTACAGATGAGCGTGGACTTAAAATCGCTGTCAGGGGTTTAAAGTTAATTATTCCTAAGGAACTTCAGTTTACTGCTGATAGAATTTTAGAGTCTACTTTAAGACCAGGAACGGCTGATAATGACATTAACGCTACTCGTAACATGGGAATGCTCC